CGTTGCCGGTCATCCCGGCCTCGCCGGTCCACGTGACCCACATCATGTCGTCCTTGTCGTACGCGACGGAACCGGCATACACGAACCGTCGCTCGGGCAGGTGGGGCTTCTGGTCGGGATCGGCCAGGTACCCGGCGGTGACGACGTCGAGGATCTTCGTCGCTAGCTCGAAGGTTCGGTTCACGCCGCCAGGCTAGAGCAACAGACTGATGGCCTCGGAGCTTCGCCACGCGGCCTTCCCGTCGAGCACCGGGTAGATCTCCGCCGCGCACGTGCGCAGCCGTCCCCACGTGTCGGCCGTGGCCGACTCGACGATCGTCGACACGAGACGATCGGCGTCGCCGACCTGCGGGCCGGGGATGCACTCCCAAAAGCGCAGCCCGTGGTGGACATGCTCGCGCCAGTACGGCGGCTGCAACATCACGACGGGACGGTCGAGGGCGGCGAACTCGTAGGCGACCGACGTGTTGTCGGCGACGAGCACGTGCGCACGGTCGAGGACGTCATCGGTGTCCCACCATTCGTAGCCGTTGCGCGTGCACCAGCCGCCGACTTCCTTGCGTGCCCGTGGATGGCACGTGACGACGGGACGCATCCCCGAGTGGACGAGCCTGCGTGCCGTCATCTGTAGGTCGGGCATGAAGTGTTGAAACGCCGACTGCAACTCGGGGATCGGTTCGCGGTGCGCCTTCCATGCGAAAGCGACGACGCCACGCTCGACCTCGTCGTGCATCCCGACGGCGAACATGTCGAGCCGTGCGCAACCGACGACGATGGCCAGGGCCTTCGGGTGCCGGTTCTGTCGACGTGCCGCTACGAAACGGTTGGGGCACAAGAAGAGTCGGGCGTTGCGGATCCTCCCGGTGGAGAACGAGTCGTGCTCGTACGTGCGGGCGTCGCCGTCGTACGTCTGGCCCGAGCCCCGCTCGACGAACACAACGGACTTCGGATACACGGTCGCCGCGTCGGTCGCCGATGCGACGAGCCACACGTCGACGTCAGCCGACGGTGCCGTCTTCACGTCGATGCGGTACTCGGCGAAGCTCGCCGTCTTGTGGGGCGACACGATCGGGCACTCGATCCCTCGGGAACGAAGCTGCTCGACGATCGGGTACAGCGTCTCGAATGAATCACGGAGCGTTGCGAGGCAGGCAAGTTTGCGCATGGCGTCACGTTACAACGCGCACATCACGGCGTTGTGCCCGCTCCACGCAACCGCTGCGCGGCTTTCATCGGGTCGACGACGAACGTCCGCGACACCTCGCCGTACTCGATCGACGAGATGAGCATGTCGATCTCGGGGATGCCGGTGCGGTGCTTCTCGAATATCGCATTCCAGTCGAACATCTGCATCGACACGCCGTTGCGCGTGATGGCCTGCACGGTCTTCGGCAGGCGGCACTCGCCGCAACGTGCGACCGACCACGCCAACGCGAACTCCCAGCCGAGCAACGTCGACGCGAGCTTCGCCGCTTGCGGTGCTTCCTCGCCCCACGTGTACGCGACGACACACGACGGAGGCTCGACGGTCGTGCCGAGACTGACGACGGGCCACGACGACCCGTCGAGCCGTACGACGTAGCGGCTATTCCGTAGCACGTACGTCGACGCGTCGAGCACGTCGTCGTTGATCTTCACCTCGTCGACGCTGCGCGCGTATCGCGCCGGGAGACGCAGCACGTTGCCCTGCCCCAGCGACGCGTTGACGACAGCGCCCGACGCGAGGACCGGCACCGGACGGCACCACGTCTCGTAGTCGCCGATCGTCCACATCGGCCGGTACGTGTCGTGGCATTCGCCGTGCCAACGTCGACGGAACAGGTTGAACAACACGGCGCCGCTGTAGCGCAGCGCCGAGTCGAGGACGTCGAGGTCGATCTCGGTCAGGTCGTACGACGACGGCAGATCGTCACGCGTCGACCATGGGGTGCATGGCTCGATCAATCGACTGCCCTCCGCTCGACGATCACCTGTAGCTCGTCCACCGCGTTGATCCCATCAGGCAGGGCGGACACGCCGACCCATGCGTAGATCCAGCGGCCGACGACGTCGGGCAGATGGGCGTACTCGAACACGCCCGGCCCGGTGTGCGCCATGTCGCCGTCGGTCGACGGGATCGTGATGTTGCCCCCGGCGTTGGGCGGAGGGTTGATCCGCAACTCGACCGTCGTGGGATCACCCGGCACGTTGGTCGGTGCACTCTTGAAAGCCGAGGTCACCACGATCCGCGTGCCCTGCTTGATGTGCTCGACGCCGTCGCTGCTCACGGGGCCGAGGCTAGTTCGTTCACCGGGGTGGCCTCGATGACGATCGAGTCGGCCATGATCTGCGTCCCCGCCGCGTCGGCTGCGACCGACATGCCGGCACCGTCTGTTGCCACGGTGAACGTCGTGGAGTCCGCGGCGATGGCCATGTTCGCCGAGTCGGCCGTGATCGTGATCGTGACCCACCACGACTCGCCGGTTTCGTGTACGACCTCGAGTACGTCGCCACGGGCCCCGAACGTGATCGGCGCGCGGCCGGTGAGGAGGACCGACGTCGTCAGCGTCTGGCCGCGGGCGTGGAAGCTCAGCGCGGCGCGGCCCGCCAGGACCAGGTCCCCGGTGTTGATCAGGCCACGGGCCGACACGACGAACGGGGCACGGGCGGCGAGGCCGCGGGTGATCGACGCCGCGGCTTCGGCGTCGACGACGATCGACGCCCGCCCGCCGAGGCTCACCGATCGACCGAGCGTGGCCTTCGCCGAGGTCGCCAACGGGACCTTCGCTTGCACCGCGAACGTGCGCAGCAACACGGCCCGCGCCGAGCTCGACGTGGCGGCGCGTCCGGCGAGACGCACCGCGAGCGACACCGAGGCTTTCGAGTTCACGGCGAGGCGGTGTCGTCCGGCGAGATCGACCTGCCCTTGCGTCGCCAGGTTGATGGCCTTGGCTCGCACGGCGAGGGGGTGACGGCCCGACAGGGCATACGCGGCCCGTGCGGATCCCTTCGCCGACACGACGACGGCGTGTTTTCCCGTCAGACCCGCTGAGAGACGCTGTGTGCCCTTCGCCGCGTACGACGTGGGGAATCGGCCGTCGAGCAGGCGCGTGGCCTGTAGGGCCGTTTTTGCGGACACGACAAGCGGGGCCCGTCCCGCCAGGCCGATCGACAACAGGACGGTCCCACGGGAGGACGTCGCCACGGGATGCTTCCCGGCGAGGACGACACCGCGGGACAGGGCCGAGGCCTTCGCCGACACGACGACCGGGAACCGCCCGGCCATCGGGATCACGATCGACACCTGTCCGGCCCGGGCGTTGATCACCGCCGCGGCGCGGCCGTCGAGCGGGATCAGCCGACCGAGTCCAGCCTTCGCCGACGTCGAGATCGGGTGACGCCCGGCTAGCAGCAGCGCGAGAGCGAGCGATGCCTTCGTGTTCGTGACGACCGGCGCGCGACCTGCCAGGCCTCGCGTCGTTGCGAGGGCTGTCGCTTTCGCATTGGTGGCCGTGGCCGCGCGGCCATCCAGCGGACGTGCCAGGCCGACCGAGGCCTTGGCACTCGAAGCGGTAGATGCTCGCCCATCAATCCTCCGTGTCGCCGACGCCGTGGCCTTCGCTGACGTCACCACCGGGTGCCGGCCGTTGAGAGCCCATGCCATCGACGTCGAGCCTTTCGCCGACGTGGCGAGGGGATGCTTCCCGGCGAGGCCGCGCAACGCGTCGAGCTTCGTGGACTTCGCCGATACCGCGACCGGGGACTTGCCGTTGAGCGTGACGATCCCGCCGAGGAGCCCTCGCGCCGATGTCGCCACGGGATGCTTCGCGCCGAGTCCTCGTGTGATCACGAGCGTCGCCTTCGCCGAGGTCGCCAACGCGTGTTTCCCGCCGACGCCTCGGGTCGCGTAGATCGTGCCCTTCGCCGACGTCGACGACGGGGCCTTCCCGACCAACGCCCACAACAGACGGAGCGAACCTTTCGCCGACGTCGCCGTCGGGTGCTTCCCGGCGAGAGCTTGCGCGGCCCCGGCGATGGCGACCTCGACGGCGACTGCGGTGTTGCCGTTCGCCGCGAGCCCCGACCATGTCGTCGTCTGTGCCGCCGAGAGCGGGTCGTACGCGGTTTTGCCGTCACCGGCTCCGCCGCCCGCGGCGTACGCGTCGACGAGGTTGAACCCGGACGGGAGTGTTGGCACACCGAACACCGAGAACGAGTCCGAGTAGACCCATGACGTCGCCGCGGGGGCAACGCCGAGTGACACGCCGAGGGTCGTGCCGGTCCCGGTGTTCTGCGCCTGTTGCACGACGATGGCCGGGCCGGTCACTTCCTCGAACGACGCCCACAGCGAACGGTCCGCGGATCCGCCCGGTGTCTCGGTCACGGTGATCTGACCCGCGGACGCGCCCGTGCCGACACGTCGCCAGGCGATGGCGCAGCCGACCCCGTACGAGAACACGTCGAGCGTCGACTTCTGCACGGTCCACGCGGTGCCTCCGGTGTCACCGAAGTTGTCCGACGCCGTCCACGCAATCGCGGTGCCCGCTCCCGCGCATACACCTCCCATCATCACGAGGAGCAACGAGCCCGCCGCGGGCGTGAAGCTCGCCGACGTCTCGACGTTGTCGGTCGTCGTCGCTTGTGTCTGGTACGTCGTGCCCCGGTCGACACGGGCAATCGTTCCGCCGCCCCCGGCCGTGACGGTCAGGGCTGCTTTCGCCGAGGTCGCCAGGCCGTGCTTCCCACCGAGGGGCCGCGCCACGCTGATCGTGTTGGCTTTCGCCGACGTCGCCGTCGGGGCCTTCCCGGCGAGGGCTTGCGGCCCGCCGCTTGCACCGAGGTACTTCGTGTTGAGGTACGCGTAGACCTGTGCCCGTTCGCCCGACGTCAACGCCCGGTTGTAGATGACGAGGGCGCCGAGCGTGATCGGGCCGTAGACGGTGTTCTGCGCGCGGGCGAGACGCAGCACACCGGTGAGGCCGCCTGTGTTCCCTGATGTCGACGTCGCCGGGGTGCCGTTGTTGATCGTCAACGACAGGTTCCCGCCCGTGTGCAACTGGTCGGCGATGTAGGCCGTGTTCGCCGCAATCGTGCGCGTCGCCGTCGTGATGGCGGTGTCCCAGTTGTACGCAATGGCCAGCGTGCTCGACGCCCGGAAGTGCAGGCCGCTGAAGGCGAGGGAGTCGCCCCACACCGTCGCGTTGTTGTACGCGGCGCCGTCGTCGGTCGGGAACGATGCGACCTTGAACACGGCGAAGATCTCGGCGTCGGCCGCGGTGATCAACGCCGACATGGCGGTGGCCGACTCCATGAAGTCATTGGTCCCGTCGAACACGACACCGGCCGCGCCGGTCGGGAACTGCGCGGCGGTGATGGCCGGGCGTGCTGTTGCGTCGGGCGTCTGTGTCACGGTGACGGCACCGAACTTTGACGCCCACGCCGACACCGGGGATCCCGTGACACCCGAGTCTGCTTCGAGCCACACTTTGAGTCCCGACACCGGGACGGCTGCGTTGAAGTTGTCGACCTGTACGTTCTGGCCTGCGGTGCCGTTGAACGTCGAGACCTGCGCGTACATCGGCGACGTCGACGTGAGCCACGCCGGGGTCGCGTTGCTCCACAGGTTCGCCCACGTGATGCCGTCTTGTGATCCGTCCCAGTAGACGGTCCCGGCTGTCTCTCGGATCCGTAGCCACGGAGGAGATCCGGCCGTTGCGTACGACCCCGACGCGCTGGTCGGTGTCGTCGCCGTGATCGACTGCGCCAGGATCGTGTCGCCCGCTTTCGCGAACTCCAAGTAGTTGTTGTTGTCGAGCACGAGGTAGATGTGGAACTCGCCCGTCGCGTCGGCAGGCCACGACGTCACTTTGAGATAGACGGCCGACTCTTTGAGCGTGTACGCCGTCGCCGACAACACGCCGACGGCGGATCCGACGACCGACGGGATGATCAGCACGTCGTTCTGTGTGACGGCGCCGACGACACCGCCCGCCCACTTCGCGGTGTCGATCGTCGTCCCGGTGAAGTCGTCGGCTAGCGCGGCCTCGAACTTCGCTTGCGTGACCGGCACGAACGGCGGGATCACGAACGTCAGCGCGCGCCAGTTCGCCGACGTGTTCGTGAACGTGCCGGGGTTCTCCGTCGTCGCCGCCGACAACGCTTTCGTCGCTACACCAAGGAACACCGACGACGTCGACGACGCCGACTCGGTGAGCGTGACCGTCGTGTAACCGGCCGGTGACGCCGTGAGCGTGTTCGCCGCCGTTAGCTGGTCGATGCACACCGCGGCGATGGCAAGCCAATCCTTCGCCGACCCCACGGTGATCGACGGCGGGTCTGCGTTGCCGGACCCGGTCGCAGCGGTTTGCTTGAAGATGTCGGTCGCGACGTTGACGACGCCGTGCTGCGCCGCGGGGATCCGGCCCATGATGAGCACGATGTCCTGCGCGACGCCGCCGTAGGTGACCGTCTCGTTCGCGGCGGTGGCGATGCGGGCGAAGACGTCGAGTCGGCCGGTGCCCGTCGAGATGGTGCCGCCGTCGATGAGCGTGTAACCCGTGGGTGTCGTCGGTGCCGTTGTCGTGTCCGACGAGGCGATGATCAGCAGCAGGTCGCCGATGGCGATACCCGCGGGTTCGTTGACGTTGAGCGAGGCACCCGTCGTTGCCGCGCTGACGGTGCCCCACGTGACGGTAGGGGCCGTCATCGGCGGTTACCTACGCACTCATCAGTACGTGTCGCCTGGGTCACCGGCTTGGAAGATCAACGCTCCCGCGGCGAACGACGCGGTGTCGTTCGCGCCGATGGCTTTCGAGGTCGTCAACGCACCGAAGCCGATGTAGTCCGCGGTTGTCACACCGGAGATCGTCGCGCACAGCAGGAAGTGAGTGACCGTGCCCCATGAGCCGGTCGCCATCGGGAACGTCTTTACCGCCGAGTTGTCCTTCACCGCGGGTGTCGTCGCCGACGCCGCATTCCAGTCGGCAGCGACCGTTGACACCCGGGCGTACGCGTTGCCCGATGGTTCGGTGACCGAGCCCGCGGCTTCGGTCGGGGTCGTCGTCGACAGGCCGAGGTACAGCGTCGTGGCCGGTGTCCACGTCGGGTCGGTGAAGATGTGGTCGAGGATCTTCTGCTCGAACAGGTCGAAGAAACCGGGCATGTCGTGCTCCTACTCCGTGGCGGGCTGCTGCGTGTTGAGCAGCGCGACCTTGTCAGCCTTCGGTGCCGTCGTGTCGTCGCTGCTGTCGACGAAGTGATCACGATGCAGCTGCGCCAGGAAACGGTCGGGGATCTGGTCGATGGACAGCCCCGCGGGGACGGTCATCATGTTGCCGACGTCGCCCTGTGGGTCGGTCACCTGCACGTCACGATTGACTACGAGCATCAGCCTTGTCCTCCACCGAGCGGGTCCGGGTTCTTGTTCGACGCTATGTGCAGCGACGGTTGCTTCGCGGTGTCGCTGTGGTCAAACGCCTTCTTGAAGTCGACGATGGCCCCGGTGCCGAGGCCCCAGATGAGCCCGAGGATCACGAGCGACGCGCCGTCCATGTCGTTGAGCGACTGACCGGCGCCGACGTCCCACGTCTTGGCGATGTCAGCGGCGGACATCAGGAAGGCCGCGCCGATCCCGACGATGGCGGCGAGGACCTGTGTGAGCAACGCACGGAAGTTCGACGCCGTCACGTTCTTCACCGCGTCGACCAGCTTCCACAAGGCACCCAGCAGTGCCAGATACGTGACCGTTTGCATGGCTGGCCTCCTTACGTTTGGACCGGGACCGTGACGTACGTCGTCCCGACTACGGGCAACGTCATCGCTGTGGGCAGATACAGGTACGCGGCGTTGCTCGGTGTCGCCACGGGCCAGTCGTTGAACGGGCCGTTCCCCCAGGCGGGGTTGTCGATGGCTGTGATCTGGAACGACGGCTGGATCTCGGACGCACCGAACGTGCCGGGCGTGTTCATGCGGAACTTCGTCACTCGTGGGAACACGTGCCAGCCGTACGGCCGCGCCGCGTGCGGCGCACCGGAGGCGTCAACGCGTCGTGTCCACATCTCGATCGACACATGGAACGTGTAGTTCTGCGGACCGATCGGCGGGGCCGCCCACCCGATGGCTGCGGTGTCGGTGAGGATGGCGCCGGTCCCGAGGAACTCCATGACGTACGGGTCAGGCGTACACCACGTGATGTCGGCGGTGACGTTGTCGAACGAGTCCGGCGCGTCGTAGCGGACGCACGTGACGCCCGCGGCATTCGTCGCGCGTGTCTGCTCGCCGTCGGTGTAGTTGAGCGTCGGGTTCAATTCGACCAGGGCGTCGGACACGTACGCGTTGGATGCCCCCGGCAGGGCAGCCCCGGTGATCGGGTCGAGCCGCGCCAGGCGGGTACGGAGGACGTGCAGTTGACCGACGGGCTCGTTCGCCATCGTGTGCTCCTACGGCGTAACGCCCACCCGGAGGTGAGCTCGGGACGGTTCGTGCATGACGAGGACGTCACGCTGGGCCCACGCCACCATCGTGTTGACGTCCCAGGCGAAGCCCTCGGTCGGCGGCGTGACACGAATGGGACCGAGCACGATCTCGGGGATGGTCGTGCCGATGATCGACTGCGCGCCTGGCGCGTCGGCGTGGATCCCCGTGTATCCGGCGTCGCCGATGACGATGTGACCCATCGGTGACACCCACACGTCGCCGTCTTTGCGGACGTGGCCGTTGAGCGTCGACAGCGAGAACACGAGCGGCGACATGTGCATCGCCCCCGGCGAGTTCGTCAACTCGACCGACAACCGTTGATCCATCTGCGCGATGGCGTGGGGCACGTCGTAGGGGCCACCAGCGATGGCGACGGCACCCGTGCGTGCCAACCAGACGTTGTTCGCCGCCGTGGCCTGGCTGATCACACCGGTCCAGAACTCCGCCGCAATCGACGCCGACTGCGTGTACTCGAGTAGCCGCCGTGCGCGGCCTTCCCAGTCGCGGGACTGGTCGAGCGACGAGCACCAGTCGAAGGCGTACACCTGAAACGGATAGGCGTCCTCGACGATCGGCTTGTCGTCCGCGCCGAGAGCGATGGCGGCGTTGGGCGCGCACGTCAACGCACGCGCCCCGTAGGCCTCGCTCGTCGTCGGGTGCGCCTCCGGTTCCCACTCGACGCCTCGACCCCACCGGGACTCGCCGGCACCTTCGGGTGTCGACACGGTGTTGAGCGTCTGCGCGGCGAGGAGTAGCCCTGCACGGGGTGCCCGTAGAGCGGGTGCATCTCGTACGTCAGGCATCGTTTCCTCCCGGCTAGCCGTTGGTGGTGAGCGGCGGGTGCCAGCCAGCCCCGCCGCTCACGCTCCATGCCGCCAGGTCTACACCGGGGCCGTGCAAGTGACCGAGGCCGTCGCGGCGACCATCTGGCCGGTCATACACATCGGCGTGTCGTACACGTACGACTCGCCGGGGACCCCGAAGTAGTGGACGTTCTCGAACGACTCCTCGAACATCATCATGTCGTTGGTGCCGACGAGTGCCGAGTCTCGGATCACGCCGACGTCGAGCGTGCCGCCGTCTAGGAACAGCCAGTTCCCTTCGGGGAACACGTAGAAGCGACCCCAGTACGGGAAGCCGTTGACAACGCCGGGTGCCTGCGTCCCGAACGGCGGTGCGCCACCGGCTGTCGTGGTCTGGCCGAACTGGTAGTCACGGGACCAGGACACGTTCACGCCAAGGTTCGCAAACGCTGCGTCGATGAAAGCCGACGCGTCGGCCCGGAGCCGCTCTTCGAGACGGTCGCCCGTGCCGGTGCGGATCAGGTCGTTGATCATCGCCTGGCGGACCCACTCGAACCCGATGACGCGGATGCGCAGATCACCGTCGGCGATGCGGTGCCGGTAGCGCATGCCCTCGACGAGAGCGGACAGGGTCGTGAACGTGTCCTTCACGGCACCGAGGAGTGCCGGGCCGGTCACGAGCTTCGAGCCTGCGGCGATACCGGCGAGGAGCTTCGACTCGGCGTAGCGCGCGTGGTACACGTCGGCGAGACGCATGTACGCCTGTAGCTGCTCGGGGTACCAACGGTCGCGGAAGTTCCCGATCTTGAAGGCCCGGGTGATGGCGTAGACCTTCGTGGTCGTGTCGACCTCGTTGCAAGCGATGGTCATGAACGGCTTGGTCGCCGGGGCCGTCGGGTTGATGTCGTTGGCCTCGGTCCAGGTACCGAAGGCTGACGTCACGTCGCCGATCGTCGGCGGGTTGAAGGTCCGCACGCCGCCGCGCACCGCAGCGAATCGGTTGAGGGCGTCACGCACCGGACGTGCTCCGTCGCCCACGGTCGGCAGGTCGTAGCGGTACGGGACGGGTGCGCAGATGCCGCCCGCCGCGGTGATGGCCTCGACCGACTGCGAGTCGATGTAGGCGCGGCGTCGATCGAGCTTCTGCTGGTTCGCGTACACGTCGGAGTCGAGGATCAGATCCTCGGTCCCTTGCATGAGCCCGCGGGCGTCGGCGGTGAGCACCGGCATCGGCGTGTAGCCATCTTGGAACGGCTTGTCGAGCAGAGCGATGGCCGCGTCGAATGCCGCGAACCGTTCCGACGGTGTGTCGATGCGTCGCCCGCCTTGGATCCCCGGCAGGTTCATCGCCGCGGTGAGAGCCGCTGTGCGCTGCGCAGACGGCCGCGGTGCACGGGAGGAGGGGCGAGGAGCCGCGGCGGGCGCACGGCGCACGACAGCGGGCGTGGACGAAGCCACGACGACAGGCTCGGGCGTGTCCTCGTGTGCTTCGACGACGGGCTCGACCTCGGCCTCGGGTGTCTCGTCCTCGTCGACGACAGGTTCGAGCTCTACGGGCTCCCCTTCGTCTTCGTCGGTGTCGTCCTCGCCGGGACGGAACTGGCGTGCAAGCTCGGCGGCTTCGGCACGACGGGAGTCGGCCGCGGCCTCGCGCCGTTCCGCCTCGACGTTGTACGCGGCTTGCATCTCGGAAAGCTCACGGAGCGTCGCGACTTCCTCGTCGGTGAGGTCGGCGGGATCTTCGTGCGAGTCGAGCAGGGCGTTGGCCTCGGCTTCGAGCAGGCCGTTGAACTCGCCCAGTTCCTCGGCGGTGAGGTTTTCGAGCCCTTGCTGAAGAAGCTCACGCAAACGGTCCATCTGTGCTCCCCGTGTCCGAGTCTCGGTGTGAGGCGGTGACGCTCGGGGGCTAGGGCCGTGCCGACGTTCGCACTAGGGGCGATGACGTCGTTGGATCCGCGTGGCCCGGAGGCTATGGCGCCGTCCGGTGCCGGCGCAAGCACCCTACGTTGCCAGCGAGTCTGGCGACGGCCGGGCGTCGTCGATCTCCTCCCGGCCGTAGTCGCAGTCGTGGCAGCCGATGACCCAGCCCTGGCGGTGCACGATCGTCGGGTTCTCGACGTCGGTGATCATGACGCGTTGACGGAGCAGCGACGGGATCAGACACACGGGGCACCACTCGGGCGAGGGCTCGGGGTTGAACCGCCAGACCTTGTAGAGCGGCCGGAAGGCCGGGTGGTTCTCACGCATCGTTCAGCCGTGGCGCCGAAGATTCCGCAGCGTCTCCGCGGCCAGCTGCGCGGCCTCGGCACGCAGCGGTGCCGTGCGTTGGTCGACGAACGTGCGGAACTGCGCCATGCCTGATTCGATCCCGTCGAGGCGCGCCAGGACCGACGCCATGACCTGTGCCTCGTCGGTCGGTCCGTGCCCGCCGCAGCCGCATGGTTCTTTCGCCGCGGCACGCGCGACGGGCGCTGTGATGATCGTGAAGCCTGACGCCGATGCCGTCATCACGGCTTCGCCCGCGGCGACCTCGATCGGTTCGGTCGAGTCGATGTAGGCACGGCGTCGTTGGATCGGCAGGCCGGGCGCGTTGACGCCGAGCACCGAGATCAACGACTGCTTGTCGGAGCCGCGCCAGTCGCCGGAGATCCCGCCGGCGCGCAACGTGCGCACGAGTTCGTCGGTCACGCCGGGACGCAACGCACCGCAGCACCAGCCGCCCATGTGGCCGGGATGCACGATCCCGTCGCCCCAGGCGCATGACGTGTTGGCGTAGTAGTCGCGGGCGTCGTTGACGTTGAGGAGCCCGCCCGCGTGGTTGCCGCCGACGACGAACACGCCGGTCCCTTCGAGCAGTGATCCGTCGTCGACCTGCACCGCTCCGATGTGGAAGAACGAAGTGTCGGACGGCGCGGTGATGCACACGTTGGCGTACCCGATGTGGCATCGCTCCCGCGGGTTGAGGTGTCCGTAGAACTGGCCGTCGTCGGTGATCACGAGGGGCAGGGCGTCGCCGATGTACGCGCCGGTCTGGTCGTCGTACTGCGGCACGAGACGCGGGTCGCCGTCCTCGGGTTCGGGCTCGAAGAACCATGCCCGGGGTGGGCGCAGCGGCGCGGCGGCGGCAACGACTGGTGCCCGCTCTTCGGCGGGTGCCTCGATGTCGTCGCCAGGCGCGGTGTCGTCTAGCTCGATGTAGACGCCTTCGTTGAAGGCCCCGGCCGGGAGGGCGACGGCGCCGATGATGCGGGCCCGTGTGTAGTGCTCGATGACTTCGTCCATCGCCATGGCGAACAGGACCTCGCCGTCGTCGGGCATGGCGTCACCTGCCGCGGCGGTGAACGTCGCCGCGCGTTGCCGTGCGACGAACTCCCGAAGGAACGTGCCCATGGCGAGCGACGCGACCTGTGCCGACGCGAGGATCACGATGCCATCTTCGCCATCTTCGGACTCGGGGTCGGGCGCGGCGACCGAGTCGGGGTTCTGCACGATCTCGACGGCCAGGTTGTCCATGTCGACCGACACGCCGAAGCGGGCACCGTGGGATGCCGAGCCCGCTTCCATGCGGCGGATCATCTCCGCGCCTTCGGGGATCTCGTCGTCGATGGCCCCGGTGAACACGATCTCGTTGCCGACACGTTCGAGCGTCGTGATGTTCCCGACGTCGACTGCGCCCGCGCCGCCCATGCCTCCGTGAAGCTGCTGGTCTTTGAGCCAGCCGAACGGCATCGGCGGGTCGATCCACGTGAACGAGTCGAACAGTCGACCGTCGGACGTCTGCACGCCCTCGATGGCGAGCACGCCCCGTGTCCGTCGCAGTGTCATCCCAACCTCCCGTAGACCTTGCCGATGATGTTGTCGTCGGCGTCGAACAACTCGATGATCGACTCGGTCGCAACGGAGTCGTCCACCGCTGCGCCGTCGTCGTTGAAGAACAAGATCACCGCATGATGCGCGCCGTCGGGCAGGTCGTCGCCGTCGATCCGCTTCGTCATCATTTGAGGAGCCCTTTCGTGTACTCGTCGAGCAGGCTCGCGCGTGCGGGCCAGATGTCGGCAAAGCGTAGTGACACGGTGCGGCCGTCTCGTTCGATGCGGCCGACCGACCCGTAGCGTTGGTCGGCCATGTAGAGAGCCATCGACTCGGCGAAGTCTTCTTTGTTGTTGGCCCGGCCGTAGTCGGTGATCCCGTGCGTGTACTCGTAGCCGTTGGGCAACGCCCGTTGCCGTTCGATCCCGGTCTGCACGATGCGGTGTGACGCGTCGGTGCGAGGGATCCACCCGGCGAACTCGGACTGGCCGCGTGCCGCGTCGAGAGATCCGGCGTCGAGCCAGTCGGAGTAGCCCAGCGTGGAGGGGCCGCGTGCGCCGTCGACGAGATGGCCGTACTCGTGGCGCAACGTCCGCATCCCCGTGCCGCCGTTGTAGTACGTGATCTCGCCCGAGTTCATGTTGGCTGTCGCCGCGGACAGGAAGTCCCGGCCGCCGTACTTCTTCGACCAGTAGAGATCGTCGGGATTGCGTGCGTCGAGGTAGCTGATCTGGTTCGTGACGGCGCGGCCCTTGTTCGTCAACTGCTTCGAGAACACCTCCAAGTCCTTCAAGCCCTCGTGCCGGTCGAGGTAGTCGTTCATCGCAGCGCGCGACATGTTGCCGTCGGACACCTCGACCAGGACCTTGAACCCGTGACGCTCGACGGCAATGGCATTTGACGTGATGTCTCTGCGGTACGCCGATCCGAGCTTGTAGTTCAAGTTGCGGATCATCACGGGCTCGCCGGTCTTCGTGGCCTTCGCCTCACGAAGCGCCTTCTTCACCACGTCGTTCAGCGGGGCGGCGCGCTTCTTCGACCAGTCGACGGACTCGGCCGGGCCGGGCTTCTCGACCTCGGCGACGTCCTCGATCTGTGTCGTGTGCGCGGCGACTTCCTCCGGTGTGATCACGATCGGCTCGAAGTCACAGACACAGCCGTTGTGATCACCCGGGTAGAAGTACGGGGTGTCGGGCCAGCCGTCGGTGTTCGTCAACACCGGGTCGTCGAAGTTCGCGAACACGGTGCCGTTGAGTGCCAGGTGAGGCTCGAACGTCTTGCGTTGCGCCGCGCCGTAGACCCATTGGAAAGCGTCGATCCGTGCGCCGCCGTCGGTCAACGCGTCGGTGATGTCACCGCCCGTTGCCAGCATCCCGATCGGTGTGTTCTGTAGGGCCTTCACGTTCCCGGCCTCACCACGCAACGCTGCGCCCCCGGCGCGCGACAGGGCCTCGCGCACGAGCCCGGGCGGGACACGAGACGACAGCGACAACTCTCCCGCGGCTTCGGCGATGGCAATCGTCTCGGGGTCGAACAGTTGACGCTTCGCCAGGTCCGACATGTTCGTCGACAGCCACTTCCACGCTTCGTCTTTGTTCTCCAACAACCGAAGCTGCATCTCGGCACGCCGGGCGCGCGACATGTTCCCGGTGATCTCCTCGACGATCGTCAACGCGTCGGCACCGGCCTGCGTGACCCACTCGTTGAACTGTGTCTCTAACGCAGCCCAGGCGTCTTCGAGTAGGACGTCGGCGGTGAACCCGGCGTCAGCGATGAGTGCCGGACCCAACTCGTTCGCCGCCCACCGCATGTCGGCCAGGCCCCGGAGCCGCGGCCGTAGCTGCTGCGACGACCGAAGCCGGTTCCCCGCTTTCTCCAGCGCACGGTCGAGTGCCGATTCTGCGGCGCCGAGGAGACGGTCACGCAACGACACGTCGAGCGACATCAGCCTGCGGCCGGGGTTCGCACGCGCCGCGGCGAGCAGGACCATCGCCGCGGGTGCGACACCGGGGGCAGCCTCGGGTGCCGCCGACGGCATGGCGACGTCGACCCCGCCGAGGATCAGCACCTCACGTGTCAGCGCCTCGGTGAAGATCCCTTTCCGTGCCGCGAGGTTGCGTGCCCACTCGACGTCGTCGGGGGCGTCGTCCTCGGGGATCGACTTCATGCGCCGGTACGCGGCGTCGCTGATCACACCGCGGCTGTGTGCCTCGTCTGGGTTGACGTCCTGATCGGACACGAGCCCGGAGATGTCGGGCCATGCGAACACCTGGGTCACGTCGACGTCGGCACCGAACAGTGCCGACAGGTTCGGGTGTAGGAACCCGGTGGTGTACGCCTCGGCGAGCCACTGGACACGAGGCTCGAAGTGGTCTTCGTAGACGTCTTGGTCGATCTGCTCGGCGTTGCTGAACGTCGTGGACATGTGGCCCATGACGACCTCGACCGGCACGTTCAACCCGCGGGCGACCCGGTCGATCTTCTTCTCGATCTTCTGGTCGAGCGTCATGTCCGGTGGCCGTGAGAGGTCCATCGTTCGGAACACGTCGGGCCGGAGATAGTTGGCCTGGCCCGAGATGATCAGGCCGACGAGCGTGGCGACGTCGGTCGGATCGTCGACCGGTGTCGTCGCGAAGTTCGTTATCGCTTCGAGCAGCCCGTTCTGTTGCCCGCCCTGCTCGACAGGGTCACCGCCCTCGTCCGGCGAGTCGTCACCGGTCGGTGCCGGCTGATCGGTCAGCCCGAGCTCTACCGGCACGAGCACCAGCGGAGCGGACAGCCTCGACTTCGACTCGGCTTTCTGTTGCGCCGTCATCAACGCCAGGCCTTCAAGGTCACTGATCAACGCACGCATGTGACAGTCGGGCAGCTTCGACCACTGCGGGTGCCGCTGCCACATACGGATCAGGCCTTCGGTGGTGTCGTCGATCGGTCGGCCCTTGTCGCCGGGCGTGTCGTGTACGAGCACCTCGGGGTGCCCACCGGGAAGCGACTTCCCGGTCGACTCGATCTCGGACACCGAGCGGACGTCCCACGACTCGGGCTGATACGGCCGATAGTCGACGTCGCCAGGGATGCCCTGCGCCGTCTTCTCGTCCTGCCCGTGTAGGAAGCATTCCCCGGCGACCTCGATGTTCGCCTCGATCATCCTGTTCAACTCGCCCTGCCCGCCCGTCGGGGCACGGAGCCGTTCGATCTCTTGCGTCGCTGCCTGCGCCAACGGTGACAACTCGAGCGACGTGACGACGCCGTCGGCGTCGAACTTTGCGGCAACCAGTGGTGACGTGGGGTCGTCGACGGGGACGACTTCGCCTTCGGCGTTGTAGCAGGCGGCGAAGTATCGGACCTTCCCGATGCCGTTGGCCAGGAAGTTGATGGCGAACTTCACCTCGGGCGTCTCGTCGTAATAGCCCCAGGCGTCGCGTTGCCACTCCTGTCGCTTCGAGAGGAGACGTTCGATGATCTTCGAGTCGTTGAGCGGGACCTTCACGGCCGCCGCGGTGAACACGACACCACGTCGACGTCGGTGTCCGTTCGTCGATGGCTCGGGCAGCGCGAGGTCCGTCACGCCCGTCGAGCGTAGTGCGCGCCTAGTCGACGTCGAGGTTTGCTACGAGCCCGGCAACGTGGGATGCCGCCAGGACACGGGCCAGGTAACGCCAGCCCGGCACGTATCGGCGGGCCACGACAACGCCCGCGGCGACCCAAACCGACATGCACCACGGGCACGTCGTCAGGTACAACAACCGACGTCGGTGCCGGACGCGCCAGGCGACACGGTCCCTGATGTCTTCGGTGAGCTTGTCCTTCGTGGCGAGCCGCGTGAGCCGACAGACGGCCAGCGCGTCGATGACGTCCTCGGTCACGCGGGCTGCCAGACGACGAGGTCGGTGAGCGTCGCGACGGCTGTGAGCTTCGCCGTGGGGTTCCCGCCCCAGCCGCCGACGGCCAGGTTCCAGATGATCCCGAGGCCACCGGGCCATGTCGGCCACGGGGCCGGAGGGAACACGTGGATCCTCACGCCGTCGACGTACACGCCGACCCCGGCCTTCATGACGTGCATCCCGTAGCGGTGGGGCTGTGACCAGTCGAGACGCTGTTGGGCGCCGAGGTCGGCGCCGTTGTAGTGCACGTGATGTTCTGAGTGGCCGGGCATCGCGCCGACGAGTTCGACGACGTCAAGTTCCGGTGACGACGCCGGGCCGCCCGTCGGGTTCGCTTGCGGCATCAGCCACAGCGCGGGCCATACGCCCTCGCCGCCCGAGCATGACACCGTGCCCTCGATGTAGTCGCCGACGTCGACGAGGCCCCGATGGTCGAAGCCCCACGTACACGCGCCCGACGTCCACGTCTTGTCGCCGTTCGGTGTCGCGACGAGGTCGCATCGTGTGCGTGTCGCATGGATGGCCGAGGGCCGGTATCGCTGTAGCTCGTTCCCGAGATGATCGAGGTCGCCCCAGAACGGGACGAGCCCCGGCACACCCGCGGCCAGATCGACCACGTGCTTGATCCTCAACACGGCTGCGATGTCCTCTGGCGGCCTCACCGGGCCGGGCTGCACGGGAGGAGGCTGCACGATCGGCGGGACGGGAGGAGACGGCACAGCGGGTGTGATGACATCGTCGGGTCCTGCCCTGCGTCGACGTCGACGCCACAGGCTCACGACTGCCGCTCGATGAACGTACGGGCGAGGACCCACGGGCACATCGGATCGTGTTCGACCCGTTCGAGCCGCACCGCGTCGGCCATGCACAACGCACAGCGGTAGAGCCCGTGCTGATGTGCAATCGGCGACGACGCCGCCAGGATCATCGTCACGGTGTAGAGCTCGACGATGGTGTCGATCATCGCGTCGAGCGACGCGGCGACGTTCGGGCCGAGGTCGTCGACGATCGACTGCAACCTGTCGACGTCGACGCGCATCACGTGCGCAGCCATGTTCGGATCTCCTTCGCTCATGCAGATCCGCTGCACCCGCAGCCGACCGGGGTCACGGTCCATGCGCCGCCGTCGGTGTCGACAACGGACCAGGCCTTCGAGGCTTCGGGGACGATCGACACCAGCTGCTTCTCGATCGTGACGTGTTGCGCGGTGTCGTCGATGTAGCCGACGAACAGCCGCATGGTCGACGGGCTGATGACCGACGTCGCCTTGTCGATCACGGCACCGTCGGGTGTCGTCACTTTGCTGCTCGTCCAGTTGGGCACACGGGTGATGCTAGATCACGACGCTGCGTGTCTATTACGTTGCGCGGATGCGACGGATACGTGACTTCATCTTTGCCATGTGCGCGCTTGGGTTGATCTCGGGCTGCACGCCGGACCAGATCGACTGGTGGCTCAACGCTCCACCGGATCAACGCGACGCCGCGACCGAGTACGTCGTGCGCGAGGCCGCAGCCGAGTTCGGCGTCGATCCCGACCTGATGCTGAGGATCCAACGATGCGAGGGCTCGGTGCCGTGGGCACGCAACCGATCAACGGCATCAGGGCTCTTTCAGCACATCGAGCGTTACTGGCCGGGCAGGGCGGCAGCCGTCGGTGCCGACGGCGCGCCGTGGTGGGATCCGCAAGCGAACGCGCGTGCCGCGGCGTGGATGATGGCGAACGGCGGGACGGCTCCGTGGCGTGCATCGTCTCGGTGCTGGTGAGACGCGACGCTGCCCCCGGCCATCGACAACCGGGGGCAGCGAACGGTGTCACCCACAGCGACGGAAGTGACGGCCTCACGTTATCAACGCAACGGAAGCCCCCGTTGGAGTTTGTAGGCCGGATACAGGTAGCACGGGAACTCGACGCGCGTGTCGGACTGCGGAGTGCAGAAGTGCCGCTCGTCTTTGGCGATGGCGCCCCATTGCCAGCCGATGATCTCGGCGACACCCGTCGGTGACGCCTCCGCCGAGAACACGACACGATGCAGCCGCACGAGGATGAACGGCCGGTCGTCGGTGTCGTGTCGTCGCATCAGCAGGTTCCCGGTGCGCCACTGCGTCGCCCGGACTTCCCAGCCCGGCCCGACGTCGCCACACAGCAGCTTCGGGTTGCGGACGACCTCGACGTAGTCGTCCTCGTATCCGCCGACACGGGCCACGGCTAGCTCGCCGACGGCGCCGACGATGTCGTTGTGGAGCCCGACGTTCTCGACGTCCATGCCCATCGACCCCGTGTGGCCGTGCTTGCCGTTGGCACGGTGCCGTCCGGTGCCGACACGCACCGCGCGTCGTCCGAGCGTCGCGTCGACCGGGACCTCGATCACGGCACTCGTGTGCTCGTCGTGTAGGGCGTGATGTCGCCGTTCTTCACCTGGCCCCACCACGGCGGGCGCAGATACGTCGCCGAGTCACGGAACAGATCCGCCAACGCTCCCCGGTCCGTCTCGGCAACGAGCGGCACCACGTCGCCGAGCTTCCCGTCGAGCAGCATCCCGGCCTCGATCCCGCCGATGTGACGGATCGTGCCCGAGTCGTACACGGCGAAGTGATGGTTCCCTGTCACCGCGGGTGGACCCGAGGCGTCGCGCACGATGTACGCCAGCACAGCTACAGGTTCCCTTCGCCGGACTTGCCCTCGGTCGTGGGGCCCGGCTCGACAGCGTCGGCGGGCTCC